TTTGTCTATATGCCAACCGTCTGGTATTTCTTCGTAGCACGGCCAGCCTTTGTATTCTTCCACTTAATTCCTCCAATGGCATTTAGTCGGCCATCCGTGTAACCGCTTGCGGTTATGCGGTGCGCCGATCTGGCTAACATTAAATTAGACTGTTCCGTCTAACCTTCCGCGTATAGCCTTTCCGGCTCCTCGTACGCAACCTTTTCCCGGTATGTCCCATCGTCCCCGAGCGTCCGCCTCTCATACGACCTGACCAGCGGGTTGAGGGATCGCATCGGCTTCCGGGCGGCTTTCATCTCCTCGAAGCACCGGGGGCACAGACCTGACCGCGTGGTAACATGGAACGCACACCCATATCCCGCGTCCGTGTAGAATTCGTCAAAGCGCCCCGCCTTGAAGTAATCGCCGCACTTGGGGCACCCGCCGTTCAGCGCCCGCATCAAGGCCGCGTCGGGAAGGCCGAAGTCCGCGCCTGGTTCATACTCGACAATGTTTCCGCTCACTTCATGGGCTCCTTTATTCCCGGACTTGTGACCGAGCCTTGTGGTTTACCGGGGATTGTCAGTCCCCGTCACTCGCCTTGAAAGCGGTTAGCTGTACATCTCTTCGAGTTCCTTGATCCGCTCGCCGCCATAAGCCGCGCGTGTCAACTCAAAAAACTTCTTGACAGTCATTGTCCCGGCAAGGTCGATCCCGTTCTCTTCCGCGAACGATTTCCGGCCGTATTCGCATGACCCGGTAATCACATGATGCCATGCGAAAAAGTCCATAGCCGGATATTCGTCAGTCAATGCAGGGAACTTTTCAACGAAAGACCTTTTCTTTTCGTCAACATCCATGTTATCCATAACCTTTTCCGTGACGGCAGCGAACGCCTCACGGATTGTCTCGCCGTGTGCGAAGTATCCGTCTTGTCGTGCGAGAAAAGCCGGTTTCGTCGTGGAGTCATCACGATTGATAACCAACACAGCGGCCCAATTCTCATGAACCGACTCGAAAACACACGGGATAGAGTCAACGTAGAAAACAGGTTTTCCAGAAAACCGTTTGATTTTCTCGCCGGAGCCGTTGCCGGAGCCGTAGCCGGAGCCGGAGCCGGAGCCGGAGCCGTCGCCGGAGCCGTCGCCGGAGCCCGAGCCGGAGCCGTAGCCGGAGCCGTAGCCGGAGCCGGAGCCGTAGCCGGAGCCGGAGCCGTAGCCGGAGAGGAAGCGCTTTATCGCCGCTTCCATTCTTTCACCTTGTCAATCGACGCGGCGGCTTCGTCGGTCACGGACAGGACTTCCAGCACGTCGAACAGCACGACCTCATCGACAGCGCATGGGAACTTGCACCCGCTGGCGTTCGCCGTCCCGTACTGGGCGAGTTCTGAAAGGCTCGCGGCTCCTTCCCAATACCAGAGGCGGCGCGCGCCAGTCATGGTCACCGTGGTTCCTTCGAGCTTTTCGATCTTTCCGAAAAACACGCCCGCCCGATTTGTCCTGACAATCTTCCTTTCGTCCATGTCTATCCTTCCTTTGCGCTTCTCGCGCCATCTTAAAGTTTCATCAGCACTTCGCCGCCCAAGTCGGCGATAGCAGTAAAGCCCTCCGACTCATAAAAGGGCACCAAGCGAGATATGTCAGTGTCAAAGCCAAGCATCCCGGCTACTATATAGATCGGCATCTTGTAGGTCTTTGCCTCTGCTATCGCCTCGCGAAGAAGTTCGCGTCCCTTGCCGTGTCCACGATCTTCGGCGTTGACAAAAAGCGAGTCTATTCTGACATACTGCTTTGAGCTTTCGCCGTCGATATGGTCTACGCTTTCCGGGTCGTTTTCGTATACTGAAAGGCTGTATCCTGTAGTCATCTTGTATCTCCTCGCTCTCTTGATACTCTAATCATACACCATGTCAAACGATTTGCAACAAAAATATAGGGTAATGTTTTAATGCTAGATTTTTACCCGTGTATGATTTTGTATACTATTCCTTGCCACCTTGACCGCTTCGTCAATGGTCATTTTATCCCGGAGTAACAGCCGTATTTCCGCGTCGTCGGTTGTTTTCCCGATAAGCTCAACTATCCTTTTTTGCGCGATATTCAGGGCCGTGAGGGTTTCTGTCTCTGTCATGAGTGAAGCTCCTTGTCTACGAACTTGATATACTTAGGCATGAAAACAAGCTCTGCCATTCCGCAAGGCCCGTTCCTGTTTTTCGCTATCAGAACATGGGTATCAACACAATCGGTATGGGAGTCCTTTGCCCGCTCCCGATCCATAAGCATAATGATATCGGCGTCTTGTTCAATCGTCCCCGATTCCCTGAGGTCGGCCATTGTCGGCGGGCGCGTTTCGGCGTCCCGGCCAACTTGTGAAAGAACGATTATCGGGATGTTCAGTTCCCTTTGGAGACCCTGGATCATGTTTGATATTTCGGTAAACTGGACGAACCGCTGCAGCTTGTTATTCGGGTGACTTATCAAACTCATGTGGTCGATGAATACGCACCCTACGCCGTCGCACCTGACCAACTTGCGGATCTTCGTTACGATATCGATAATGTCTCCCCTGATTCCGGAGATAACTTTCATACGTGACTTATCATAGAGCTTTGAGCAAGCCTCTTGTATCTGAACAAACGCCGCGGGCTTCAACAATCCCGAGCGCATGAAAGACGCCTGTACCTTTGACTGTTCCGCGATGATACGTAATGCCATCGCCTCCCCCGACATTTCAAGGGAAAAGTACGCTACTGGCACAGTCTGTGAAATATGCGTTGCCATGTTCATGGCAAGAGCGGTCTTTCCAATCGACGGTCTCGCCGCAAGAACGATATACTCATTCTGTAGCCCGTCGGTTATGTCGTCGATGTTTATAAACCCGGTTGATAGTCCTGAAAGATTCCCTTTGTTCTTGTACGCGGTTTCGATCTTCTCAATGGCCTTTGGGATCAATACCTGTATATCCTGGACAGAACCGAGATTTGACGTATCGGCGATCTTTGCCGCCCGTTCAAGGAAACTGTTGATGATCTTTAGTGAGTCTTTCCCGTTCGGCGCGAAAGCAGCTTCCCCGATCAATGCGGTAAACTTCCGTGCAGCCGCGTTTTCCTTTACCACCGTTGCGTAGTACTTCCAGTTTGAAGCCGTCCCGGTTGCGTCAAGAATAGTTTCGAGCGTTCCCGGGTTTATGGTCTTGAGTGATTGCCGGATAACCTGCTTATCGACAAGAATACTCCGAGCATTCAACTCCACTACCTTTCCGAAAACCTGCCTTGCCGATTCGGTGTAAATGTCGTCTTGTGTTATTTCGTCCAGCACGTTCGGGATGATTGAGTTATCCATAACCATCTGGCATACAAGCGCGAGCTCTGAATCTTCGTTTACAAACCTCATTGATACAACTCCTTGCCATCATCGTCGAAAAACTTGTCGCACGTTTTGCAGTACTGCCCGTTTTTGAGGACTCCCTGACAGACAGGGCATTTGTGAATAATGCCAGTAATTCCGGAAGAAGGTTTTGAATAGGGCTTTGCTCCGGGGTTCTTTTTCAACTCCCGGGCGTCCCAATTCAGTAGCTTGTTTTTCGAGTTGGTTATCTTCTTACCTGATGTGTCTTGCCAGTCTGTTTTAGTATACCAGTTTATGAAGTCGAACGGAATGACAACAAGATTCCTTTCGATGATGTAGTCTGTAACTTCTTCAAGTGTTGGAGGGATAAACTCCTTCTTTGTTTTTTTTGTCTTTTCAGGAGTAGCCGGTTTATACGGCGTATCTTTATTATCATCTCCTAACCAATCCTTACCTAACTCTAACCTAACCTGGGTATCCATATTGGATACACCTTGTATACATTTTGTATACGCGCCGTTTTCATCAAAGTCTAAAGAAGCCTTCTCGCTCTTGTATTTCGTTTCGTGGTAACGATCTTTTTGGATATAGTTGTGTATTCTCCAGTGTTTGATAACCACTACACCCGACTCGAAAGGGATGATAAACTTCTTCCCGGCTAATATGCGTATATCGTCCTCTTTACAGCCGACGTTGCGCATTATTGATTTCGGGTTATTGATAAACCCGTCATCATCGGCCCTCATTGAAAGATGAAAGTATAGCAGTTGCGTTGACTGAGGCATTTCGAGAAAGGCGTCGCTGTCGATAATTGTCTTTGCAAACATTCTTCTTTCAGCCATCAGAATATCTCCTTTGCAATCAGTATTGCGTCGTCTAATAGGTTTTCTGAATCGAGAATATCAATGGCTGTTGTTTTTGCGTTCTTCGCT